GTCCGTTCCGAACAAAACCTCCAACAACACTTGTCAACAGCCCATCAGGGTTAAATAGAATTTTACCTCTATTCGATCCCTTAGAAAAATGGGTAGTATCTAGTGTCGTCAGGTCCTTCCGGTAAAGCGAAGCTAAGGGGCCTTTGGGACAGGTAGCTGTAAATTACACCACCTGTCTTAGGGTCCTTGGCTAAGCTAGAGGGCGCATACGGAACTTTAATCCCTTCCGCATCACCGGCATCTACAGGTACTGGTAGAAAATCTACCAGTCCTTTTAGATATCGGATAGTGCGATAGAGATAAACCCCTGACTGCGCCGACCACCGTACTAGCCTGTTTATGATGGAGTAAACGTCGGCACTTGTGTCGAGGTTCTTCATATATACGCCACGAATATCATGGCCTTTATAGAAGTCCCCGCCACAAGACTCACGGAAGTAGCCAACATTAAACGACTTGTCATCGTTTACCAGGAAGCCGAACATATTTAGTGCCTTAACGATAAAATCATAGCTGTCCTTACGGACAATTATGTCATCGCCAAAAACACCAAAATTGCTCGTCTGGCTGGAACAGGCCATGGGTTTTATTCCCATGACTCTGTAGGAGGCTACAACAATGCTCGCGAATAGCATCGTTTGAAGAGGGAACGTAAAAGCATTCCCCATCGACGACACCATGTATAGCTCTACCTTTCGACCGTCTGGAAGGACGACGATTGGACTACGAGATAGCTTCAGCCATCGTAGGACATACGGCGGTAGAATTTCTCTCAGTAGATTGAGCGATACACTGTCAGATGCGGAAGAGAGGTCGATGGTTCCAAAGGATCCATCAACACTCCCCCTCCGAGCTAGCCATCGGTTCCACCCTTGCTGATAGGACATTGAGATTTTCCAACGTCTTCTCAGTTGGTGTTCCATAATGGCACCTATCCCTTTCTGAAAAAGCATATTCAGATTAGGTTCGGTACAGATTGTACGCGAGATCTCCGTCGTTTTTGGAACAAAAGAAAGACGGTTACCCTCTACTACCTTCGTCCCATGACGGTCAGAACGCGCATTTTCAGCGTTAAACCATACAGGGAGCGGAGCGATAGCACACCGGTAATCGCGGTAAAGACGTTCGCTTGTGCTTGTCAAGTTGCTATCGAACAACTTCGTATAGAAGTTGTCCGAAATAGCCCCTTGACTCGCGCCTGGCCCAGTCATGAACCCTTCAGCAATCCTGAAAAGGTCCATTTCTAGGTCGGGGCCGTGGTGGAAAAAATCATCGAAGATAGTTTTCACTTCCCCGATGACCTCATCCATGAACAGGCTTTCCGGCTTAAGGACGAAATTCTTACAGCGCTCGTTGCTATGAAGAAATAGCTCGAGCGCCTTCGAATCAGCGTCCGCGTTCTGCTTACCCTCAAATTTCTTGAGGAAAGAGCGACGCAACCAGAGAGACCGTGCCTCGGCTAGACTCATATCAGAAGTTAGCATATGGTCTGTCTTGGGCAAATCGTCTTGAAGGTACTGGAAAGCAGCAGCATAATCATGCATGATGATCTCCAATAGGGGAACTAAATTAGTCTCAGAAGTAAATTCTGAAACCAGTCGTCGAGCGCCTTGCAGCGCTCTGGACCGATCAGAGTGACTAAGATAGTTCCAATCACGAGTGCGGCAATAGCCAAACCTCGTTTGAGCCTTTCCCTGTCCATAGCTTTACGCTTAGGACAGTCCAGTTACCAGCGTGTCACCCAGTCCCGCGGAAAATTGGGACAGGGCGCCAATGAGCAGCGAAATCGCTGCCCTCAGCTGGGCCGGATCGGCCGTATCAGAGCCTGCCGGTACGTCAAGCGCGCATCGAGTGATGAACGCAGACGGCGGCTGGCCAGCCAACGGATAGGCGCCCTTGCGGACGATTATCAGATGGGTGTTTTTCGGTACGGTAGGCAAAAGCCCGGTAACGGGATGTGGTCTTCCGATGCCCTTTTGGAGCTTCGGACGCACATAAGTGAGCGTGAACGGATCCGTTGCAGAATGGGTCCGAACACCCGTTTGCGTACCTCCCAGTGCTGTCACTGCCCACTGTTTGCCATTAACGTCGGGTGCAACATCCAACGCAATGGTATAGGTAGGAGAAGTGAAGCCCGTCTGGGCGCCCCCGGTAACGGGGGTCGAGAGTGAAATCGTCATTTGACGATCCTTTTCTTTTGGTGGTTGATGAAGTTTAACCAAACCATGGCCAAGGTCTCCCTACAGAGAAAAGAAGTTAGCACGGTCGCGGTGTTTAACACCAGCTATGCTAAGCTTTCTCTCTGCAATGACAACCAGGCCGTTGAGGTAATTGGCTCGGGCATCCAAAGCCATCTGGCACCACACCGAGAAGTCAACACCCTTGACAAAATCAAGGGTAAACTTCACGCCATGGTTAAGCCACATGAAGCGAATAATGTCGACAAAATTAACGACATCTTCGCGGATGACCTCGTCATACTCCTCTATGGTCCACTCACGCCTCAACTCACGAAGTGCTTCGGGAACCTTGAAAAGATTCTCTCGGCGCTCCGCGACAAGGCAGAGTGATTGGCTGTGACTCAGCAGAGAAACTAACCACTCCGCCTCTGAGAGAATGAAACAGGTCTCCCAGCGACGTTCTGGCCGGTTTTTTACTAGGTCAAAGTCAACAAGCATACCGCGCAAAGCTGCAACGTGTGCTTCGGTTATCATTTGTTGCTCCTTGGTTTAAGGAAAGGCCTACAACTTGGGCGGTCTCGCCCCAATGGCAAGAGCGGCGATGTTTAGCCACTGCCTGCCAAATGGGAGGGAAAAAGAAATTTCCCTCGGGAATAAGTCAATCCCGTTAATTGATCGCGAGATCGTTTTGAGCTCGTATGTCGAATGCCCTGAAGCTCCACTGAAGGATATCCAAGAATCACTCGGATATACTGGGCCTTGTCCAAACTGCTTACGCGTTTGTTCCATATTAGGAGTAAATCTCCTCGTATGACGGGTAGTATGGATTGTTACCCGTGTAACCCACGCGACGTCAGTGTAGATATTGGCACATTCCTCCAGTAAATCACCGATATTAGTAAAATAATCGATGAAAAACGACCAGGGAATAAGCTCCCAGACTTGCGGGGCAATATCATTTAGGTCAAAACCTGACTTTTTGATAATGTCCTGACAAAGTCCGTAAGCTGTGTCCGGCCGTCGGAGTTTACTTGCATACATGCCATAGAAGATAACCTCGAACTCTTCTTCTAAGGAGTTCTCGACGTCAAAAAACGTCCCGGCTCCAAAGACTAAGGGTGCGTAGGATACCCCTGTGACATGCGACGTGGATTGCGGAAGAACTTCGTTACCCCAACATCGAAACTGTTGACGTTCCAATGCGTCTCTAGTTACGATCCGGGCAACGGCCTTCGCACCGTCGCGAATATCGGCAATCAAAGGCGACCAGCCGAATGTCGC